ATAGATAAATTATCTAATCTATTTCTTAAAAATTTAAGCAGTCGATTTATTACGTTTTCTAATTGCATCTTTTCCTTTCTTGGCAATAGAAACAACTTGATTTTTACCCATAACTTTAGCTCGTTGTTCCATTACCGTTAGTATTTGTATCTTACGTGCAAAGGGTTTATTTACACGTTTTACTTTTGCAACAGTTGCTCTTGCATCTGCTGGTGTTGCAAATTTTATTTTAACTGTGTCTCTAGGATTTTCATCTGTGTAGAGTCTTCTACCAGAACCTTTAGGCTTTTTTCCCGTTCCCTTTTTTGGATCCGCCATTAATAGCTCCTTTCAACATTTTAGCTTGTTTAGTATGAGCTTTAACTGCTTTGCCCAATCCTTTAATCACTTTTTTAATTGCTTTTTTCTTTAACATTTCCATCTCCTTCTTGCCTGACGGATTCGTGAATTAGGATCGTTTCTTGTTTTAGCTGATGCTCGTTTTAATTGTCCGAGCGATCTTGCGCAGTATGATTTTCTACGTTTT